GTCCTAGTCGCTTCATGGTTGCTGTACGAAACCCCACAGGGCACCGGTCATTGGTATCCGAGCCAGTCTTGCTGGGGGTAGGGTGACGCCATGCCAGAAACCTCAACCCACTTCCATCAGCGGCAGCATCACATCAAGTTCACCCTTGCAGAATTGGCTGAAATAGTGGGGGTTCCAGCGGAGGCGTTAGGCGTGACACACGTCGATACTGCTCCGGGGGATTCCGATGCGGTGGTGCGTATCTGTTTGAATGAAAATTGCGACACCAGCCAAGGCAATTTGTTCCAGACATAACGCTGTAACCCCAGTGTTACATGCGACAATGGGCGTGTGCATCGGGACGAATCTGGATTATTTCAGCAGGCTGTATCGAGTGGGTGGGATAACGACGACCACGTTATTGCCATTGAGCGTCCTGAATGGCAGGAGGGTTCCGCTTGCAAGGGCGTCGAAGATCCTGCCATCTTCTTCCCGTCGCCCGGTGACACGGAGGCGCTTCGTGCAGCGAAGGGCATCTGCGCTGGCTGCCCCGTGCTTCTCCCGTGTCTCGAATACGCCCTTGCCAATAATGAGCGGTACGGAATCTGGGGTGGGAAAAGCACCCGCGAGCGTTTGCTTATTCTCCGAGCAAAGAGGATGATTGAGAAGGGCGAAGCCTAATGGCCCCGGCCCCCTAGAAAGCGTAGGCTAGACGCATGGCCGTCATCACTTATCTCGATTTGCAGGATTACATGGGGAAGACGTTCACGTCGACCCAACAGACTGCCGCTACGTCCCTCGTTGGCGCCCTAGAGCGGGAACTGGGGGCGATCCTTGGCCGGTCCCTGACTGGCATTACGGTTACGAGTGAGGCTCACGTTTTACAGGCAGGACAGCGTCAGATCTTCCTTAGGGAATATCCGGTCAATACGGTCACTGCCCTTAGCGTTGGGGACCTTGGGTCTGAAACGGCGCAAACTCTCAGCGACTACGACATCTATAAATGGGGGATTGACGGTCTTCGAATCGCCACACAGGGCCTATCCGCGCTCGTGACCTACACGGCCGGTATGGCCGCTGCTGACGCGCAGAAGTTGGAGGCGGTCATGCTGCGAGCCTCTGCTCGGGAGATGTCCGCCATATTGGCCGACGCTCAGGGTTTGGAGCGGCTCAGTATCGAAGGTGTATCAATGCAGTTCGCTAACGGAGGCCAAGGCGGGTTTACCGACGATGACCTCAGGCACGTCAGGCGGTATCACCGCAAGGGTGTGTTCTGATGCGTGGGGCGAACCATTCTCTTAGGATTCGCGCCCGCACACCTTCGACTGATGCAGAAGGAAGAGTGTCGTACACGAATAGCGACACGACCGTTCAGGGGCACGTTTCTGTCCGCGCCGCCACGGCGGTGACGCCAGATTCACGCGGCCAGTTTGTGCAGCAGTTGCGTGGGGTCGCGTTGGTGCCCCTCGGGACAACTGTGACCGACAACGATCAGGTCGTCGTTACCGGTATCGATACGGTGGTCAACGGCACCTATGACATTGACACTGTCCAGTACACACGCGCTCATTTGCGGCTGGCATTACGCGGGGACCCGACCTAATGCGAGGCTCGGGGCCGCAGACCAGTTATGCACAGGCGACGCTCGCCAACGCTCTGCGCGTGTTCCAAGCGGGTTCGGGCAGGGGAACGAGTGGCCTTAAGGCGGCCGGTGCATTGATTGGTTCACAGTGGGCGAAAGCGATCCAAGCCTCATTGAGTGTCCCCGGGGGTTCAATGGGGGCGGCGATCATCGGTCAGTCGAGACAAACCCCGTCCGCTCCGGGGACGCCTCCACACAGACAGTCGGGTGCTTTGCGGGACAGCATCAAATGGAGGACAGCCCGGTTGGCGGGTCAGAAGATGGGCACGGGTGCGTTCATGCGGAGCGGACGGGTTGTCATCGATATTTACCAAGATCCGAATGCGCCGGATTACGACGGCGACAAGGCCGGTTCCCATGTGTACTACGGGGCGCTCCACGAGTTCGGTGGGGTAATGAACGGGCGGACGTACCCGGAGAGGCCCTTTTTTAGGCCGCAACTCAGAAGCCCGGCAATGAGGGCTATGGTTAGAACCCACACTCGCAACTTTTTCATCGCTGAGGAAGTAGCGGCAGCGGCGAGAATGAGGCACTTGAAGATGCACATGGTGCCGATCATTATGGGCTCGACACGTTCGCTCAGACCGATGAAGTTCAACTAATGGCTTCCGTCGCTTCCGTTCTCCGCACGGCAATCGTGGACGCGAATCTGTCGAATGTTACGACCAAGGTCTTCCGAGACTTTGCCCCTGACAACATCTCCACACCGTTTGTGACGTTCACGGATGACGTGAGCCGGTCCCCTGCTCTCATCGGCGACAGGACGGTTCTCACCCAGTCGCGGATGACCACAGTCCACCTGTGGCAAGACCTCGATTCCGAGGATCTCGCTCTGGTCGACAGCCTGCACGCAGCAGTCGACAACGCGACTCTCACAGGCGCCGACAAAACGATTTTCGGTTGCCGCGTGGATGGCATCGCACGGCTAATTGACCCGCCGTCGAACTCTTGCCAGCATGCTTTGACCGTCACTTTGACGCAGGGGGCCTGATGGCATTCACGACTATCACCGCTACGGGGACGTATCTCCAGTCTGACGGCAGCACCCCAGCGGTCGGGACAGTCTCGTTCGTCGCGTCGAACGCGATGACGGACTCGTCGAACAATCAGGTTGTTTCCCCGACGTTGATCACAGGCACCCTCAATGGGTCTGGGGCGTTCTCGGTCACGTTGACTGCTACGGATGACGCGACGACGCAGCCGTCCGGCACGACCTATGAGGTCACGGAGCGGATCACCGGCGCAGCGGAGAACAAGTACAACATTGGGGTCGCAGCAGCAGCGACAAACGGAACTTTCGACCTTGCGGATATCACTCCGGTAACCGATCCGATTGTGCAGTACTCGTATGCGACTGTCGCCTATGTGGATTCACAGTTGGGGTTGACGGCGTCGAACTTGCCGTTTTCGGCTACCGCGGAGATCTCATCGACGAATGTTCAGGCAGCCGTTGTGGAGGTCAGGGCGAAGTCGAAGTACACGCATGACCAGTCGGTGCCTTCTGGAACGTGGTCGATTACGCATAATTTGGGTTTCCGGCCGAACGTCGCGGTGGTCGATACGTCAGACACCGTCTGCTTTGGAGACATTGACTATACGAACGACAATGCGCTGGTGGTGACCTTCGCACAGTCATTCGGCGGGAAGGCGTATCTTTCATAGGTAGGACCGTCCCGCAGGAGTCATAGATGCCGAAATATCTGGTAAACGTCGATCTCAATCAGAACCAACTGGTCAAGGCTCGTATAGAGAACCTTGCCAGTGCCCCGGGGAGCCCNGTATCGGGGCAGGTGTACTACAACACTGGTAGTGGCACCATTCTTTTCTACAACGGCTCTGCATGGGTTGACGTTGGCGGCGACATCGCTGGCGTTAGCGCCGGGACTGGNATGTCGGGTGGCGGGACCACCGGGACAGTCACCCTGAACCTTGCCGACACGGCAGTCACGGCCTCGTCCTACGGGTCAGCATCAGCCGTTGGCACGTTCACGGTTGACGCCCAAGGTCGCCTCACTGCTGCGGCCAACGCCAACATCGCCATCGCCTCCACGGCAGTCACTGACTTCACGGAGGCGGTACAGGATGTAGCAGGCGCACAGATCGTTACAAACGGCTCCCACACGGGACTCTCTGCCGCTTATGACGACGCGGGCGACGGCGCAGTCGATCTGTCCCTTACCAACACTGGCGTCACTGCTGCCGCTTACGGCTCTGCTACCGCTGTTGGCACATTCACCGTCGATGCCAAGGGTCGCCTCACCGCCGCCGCCGACGCAACCATCGCTGTTGCTTCGACGGCCGTTACCGACTTCACCGAGGCCGTCCAAGACGTAGTCGGCGGGATGGTCACGGGTAACACCGAGACCAGCATGACCGTCGCCTACGACGACTCCGACGGCACCCTCGACTTCGTCAACACTGGTGTTACCGCTGTCGCTGGCACAGCCAACGAGGTCAACGTCTCGGGGGCAACCGGTTCGGTCACCATCGGCCTTCCCGACGATGTCACTGTCGGCAACAACTTGACGGTAACCAACGATCTTGCCGTTACCGGCAACATGACCATCAACGGCACGACGACAACGGTCAACTCGACCACTGTCACCGTTGACGACAAGAACCTCGAACTCGGCTCGGTTGCTTCCCCCTCGGACACCACCGCAGACGGCGGCGGAATCACCCTGAAGGGTGCTTCCGACAAAACGATACTTTGGACAAACTCGACGGATTCGTGGGACTTCAACCAGCACGTCAACGCCGCAACTGGCACCGAGTTCAAGATCAACAACGTGTCTGTCCTCAACGCCACCACCCTCGGGAGTTCCGTTGTCTCCTCGTCGCTCACGTCGGTTGGCGCGATCGCCACTGGCTCATGGGCCGCCACCGATGTGGCTGTCGCCCACGGCGGCACCGGTGCTTCCACTGCTGCTGCTGCCCGCTCCAACCTTGGAGCAACCACCAAGGTCACCGCCACCATCGGCGATGGCTCCGCTACTTCATACGCGGTCACTCACAGTCTCTCCACCAAGGATGTGATGGTCGAGGTGTACGACGCCTCCTCAAGTGACACCGTCATCGCGAACGTGACTCGCAACTCCACGTCGCAGGTCACCGTGTCGTTTGCTTCGGCTCCCGCCTCTAACGCCTACAAAGTTGTTGTGATCGGCTAAACATAAACCACCCGGCCCCTGAGGGGGCTTGCTGGTCAGACGGGAATAGTTGAGGCTATGCCGAAGTTTTTAGAGCGCATCACAGCGCAAGAGTTCTCCGCCGCCTCCTCGGCGGCCATTGATGCCTCTGTCGACGGCGACTCGAATGCCCGCATCCAAATTGACGCCGGGGGGAAGATCACTTGGGGTCCGGGGAACGCCAGCGGCGACGCGACCCTTTACCGCTCTGCGGCGAACATCCTCAAGACGGACGACACGCTTGAAGCCGCCCTTGGGGTCATCACCCTTGCTACTGATGGTGCCCCTTCGACGGCGTTAGCCAATGGCGCTTTGGCTGTCGATACCACGAACGACACGTTCTATTTCCGGTCTAGTGGTTCGTGGCAGGAGGTGTCGGGTGGTGGGGCAAGCCTCACTGTTTCTGATACGGCCCCCAGTAGCCCTGAGGCAGGCAACCTGTGGTTCGAGTCCGACACGGGCCGCACTCTCGTCTACTACGCGGACGGTTCGTCGAACCAGTGGGTAGAGGTTGGTGTTGCTTCTTCGGCGGGCATTTCGGGGTCGGACGGGTACGTCCAGTTCACGGCTGGCGGGTCGCATGGGTCGAACGCGAACCTGTTTTGGGACAACTCGAATTCACGCCTAGGTATCGGCACCGCCAGCCCTGCCGAAACACTTCATGTCTACAGCAACGCTGACAACGAGTGGACAGCGGTCTTCGACCAAGATCATGCCACGGGCTACGGCGTCAAGATCACGGGCGACATGACCGCCACCAACGATGCCTTGCTGAAGATTGAGCAAGGTTCAACTCAGGTGTTCAGGATGACACAGGCGGGCTTGATCATCGGGGATGAGACGGTGGCATTGGCTAAGTTGCACATCAAGCAGGGCGACTCTGGCGTTACCAGTCTCTCCCCGTCTCATCACATCTTCGGGGAATCCGATGGTGACATGGGCATGACTCTGTGCGCCGGTACCGGCAGCAACGTCTACTACCGAATGGGCGATAGTGATGATGCTGCTGAGGGCGGCTTCAACTACGACAATGCCGATGACTCGCTCAAGATTCTCGTTAATAACAAGGACTACATTCAGATTAAGTCCACAGGTAACGTCGCCTTTAACGGC